ACCACGGTGTCATCCGATCTACCACCGCGATTGCCCTAAAGACTTATGAAGATCTCTTGGCATCTGGGGTCTGCCCCGAGCAAGCCCGTATGGTTCTCCCCCAGAACACCATGACCGAGTGGATCTGGACAGGAACCCTCTACGCTTGGGCTAGAATGTGTGTACTCCGACTGGATAAGCACACCCAGTTAGAGACCCGAGAAGTAGCTAAGGCTGTGGATCGGAACATGAAGTCCCTCTTCCCATACTCTTGGGAATACCTAGTTCCCAAAAAGGATAAACTATGCGCGTTGCTCTCATAGATGCAGACATACTCGCTTACCAAGCTGCGGCTGTAAGTGAGACACCCACAGACTGGGGTGATGGTATATGGACACTTCACAGTTTTGAGGATGAAGCTACCCAGCATTTTGACCATGCGGTCACATCCATTGTGGATGACGTAGAGGCTGACAACTTTCTGTTGGTGTTCTCTGACGTTAACAACTGGAGAAAGTCTGTTCTCCCTACCTACAAGTCAAACCGTGCAGGTACCCGTAAGCCCCTACTCCTCAAGTTCCTCCGTGAGTACGCGATGGACAGCTATGAGTCTAAAGTAGTGGAGACCCTTGAAGGGGATGATGTGATTGGCATCCAAGCCACCACTCCCAGCGAGGACACCTACATTGTGTGTACCATCGACAAGGATCTCAAGACCATCCCAGGGTTGCACTACCACATGGGTACTGGTGAGACCTTCGAGGTGAATGAACACCAAGCTGACAAGTACCACATGATGCAAACCCTTACAGGTGATCCTACGGATGGCTATGCGGGTTGCCCAGGTGTTGGCGAGAAGACTGCTCAGAAGATTATCCAAGCAGCTCTTGATGAGGGAACCCCTTGGGCTAACCCCCAGCAACTCCGAGAGATCTATTGGAGCCACGTAGTGAAAGCCTACGAGAAGGCAGGACTCTGTGAAGAGGAAGCCTTGGTTCAAGCACAGGTCAGCCGCATCCTCCGCTATGGGGAATACAACGAGACAACTAAAGAGGTAAAACTTTGGACTCCGAATTAAAACAGTTCTTTGGAAACAACGAGACTACCCCTGAGGAGGACGAGGAATTTGCCCGTCTAGCCGCAACCACCCGTCAGGTAGGTGGGGGTCATTACTTAAAAGCCATTCAACCGTGGGACATCGTAAAGGCATGGGAGCTGAACTTTTGGGAAGGCAACTGTGTGAAGTATCTCCTTCGACACCGCTACAAGAACCGTAAGGAAGATATAGAGAAATGTATCCATTATCTCGAATACCTCAAGGCTCACTATGATGAACTTTACTGATTACCAGAAGGAAGCCATGAGCTTCCGCCTGAAGTCTGCTGATGAGATCTATGCCCTGTATAACTTGGCTGGGGAAGTCGGTGAACTTCTCTCCGCTGAGGCAAAGCTCCGCCGCGATGGTGGGGATTTCTTAGTACACATCGAGAATGTCAAGAAAGAGCTGGGTGACATTCTCTGGTGCCTCGCGGCTGTGGCTGATGATTGGCACACAGACCTCAATGAAATTGCAGAATTAAATTTACAGAAACTAACAAGCCGTAAGGCAAGGAATAGAATCCAAGGAAATGGCGACAACCGATAAAACCCCCTCCCTCCGTGCCCAGCTAATTACTCGCCGCACATATAACCGTCCCCTCAACGCTCAAGGTACCGAATTTGAATCGTGGTCACAGACCGTAGACCGTGTACTCCAGCACCAGACATGGCTCTGGGAACGAGCCAAGGGTAGTCCTCTGTCTGTAGACGAAGCCTTGGAGATTGAAGAACTCCGTCAATACATGATGGAGCGTAAAGTCCTAATGTCTGGTCGCTCACTGTGGCTAGGCGGAACTGATGTAGCGAAGAAACGTGAAGCCTCTCAATTTAACTGCTCCTTTACCCATGTTGAAACAGTTCAAGATGTGGTTGATTGCCTGTGGCTGCTCCTTCAAGGATGCGGTGTGGGCTTCCGCCCTATCGTGGGGCAACTTACGGGCTTCCAAGTACCTCACAAAGAAGTACGAGTAGTCCGCTCCGAGCGTACCGAAAAAGGTGGCAACGATATAAACGTAGAAACCTTTGTCCCCGATACCCGTACTTGGACAATTGCCGTAGGTGACTCAGCCGAAGCATGGGCGAAGTCCATTGGTAAAATTATTGCCCACCCTTACCGTGCCGAACGGTTAGTGTTGGACTTCTCACAGATCCGCCCAGCGGGTGAACGACTTAAAGGTTATGGTTGGATTTCTTCAGGCGATGCCGCTATTGCTAAAGCCTATACAGCTATTGTGGAGATTCTCAATAAACGTGCTGGCAGTTTGCTTACACGTATTGATATTCTTGATGTTGTCAACTGGTTGGGTACTGTGCTGTCTTCTCGCCGCAGTGCTGAAATTGCTCTCTTTAACTATGGTGAAGATGAGTGGGAAGAGTTTGCCGTAGCCAAGAAAGATTGGTGGGTAAACAACGTACAACGTGCACAATCCAACAACTCCCTCCTGTTCAAATCCAAGCCCTCTTACAGTCAACTCAAAGACATCTTTGACATGATGATAGAGGCAGGTGGATCAGAGCCTGGCTTTATTAACGCTCAGACCGCTGTGAAACGCGCACCTTGGTTCAAAGGCTGTAACCCCTGTGCAGAGATCCTGCTGGGTAACAAGAGCTTCTGTAACCTAACAGAGGTGGACGTTGGTAAGTTCAAAGGTGACTCCTCAGGTTTACGCCGAGCCGTTACTTTGGCAGCACGGGCTAACTATCGACAGACCTGTGTGGATCTGCGGGATGAAATCCTTCAGGAAGCATGGCACCTCAACAACGAGTTCCTCCGTTTGTGTGGTGTAGGTTTGACAGGTATTGTTCGCCGCCCTGACTTGGGGAGCTATGACTACGCTGAACTACAACGTGTGGCTACGGCTGGTGCATACTCTATGGCAGATGAGCTGGAGACACCCCGCCCAAAAAACGTAACCACTATAAAGCCAAGCGGTACCCTATCCAAAATTATGGATACGACTGAAGGTGTCCACAAGCCTCTTGGTAAGTATGTGTTCAACAACGTCAACTTCTCCAAGCATGACCCTCTGGTTCCCCTGTGTCGATCCGCAGGTTACCGAGTGTTCGATAACCCAACTGACTCAGAGTCTGTCCTTATTACCTTCCCTGTGAGCTGGGATGACGTTCCCTTCGATAAGGTCGAGAAGAACGGCACAATCCTAGAGGTGAATGAAGAGTCAGCCATTAGTCAACTTGAGCGTTACAAGATGCTCATGAACAACTGGTGTCAGCAAAACGTATCAGCCACCATTAGCTATTCAGTTGATGAGGTAGATCAGATTGTTGATTGGCTGCTGGATAACTGGGATGTGTACGTGGGTGTTAGCTTCTTATTCAGAGCTGACCCAACACTGACCGCTAAAGACTTAGGCTACCTCTACCTCCCTCAGGAAGTGGTAACCAAAGAAGTGTTTGATGAATACTCCGCTAACATCCAGCCTCTGGAGATTGACCGAGCGAATAGCTTTGATGAGATCCAAGGGGAAGAGTGTGCAACAGGGGCTTGTCCAATTCGCTAATGACATCAAAAAGAACATCCAAGTATCGAGCTAAGGACACTGGGGGGTTACCCCCTTTGTCCCCTAAGAATGATAAACAAGCCGCCTACATCAAAGCCCTAAAGACCAGCCCACAAGTAATTGTGACTGGATGTGCAGGGACAGGTAAGACCTACATTGCCTCGGTGTATGCGGCTAAACTTTACGCTGCTGGGAAGATCGACAAGATTATCCTGACCCGCCCTAACGTGGCGGCAGGACGATCTCTAGGATTCTTCCCAGGCACTATGGAAGAGAAGATGGCTCCATGGGTCATCCCCTTTACTGATGTGCTACAGGCGGAACTTGGTGAAGAGGTGTACGGTATCGCCTCTCGAAAGAAGAATATCGACATTGTGCCTTTCGAGGTCATGCGTGGTCGAACCTTTAATAACTCCTTTGTAATCCTTGATGAGGCTCAGAACACATCTCCCGCAGAGATGAAGATGTTCTTGACCCGCATCGGGGAGAACTCACAGGTGTTGTTGAATGGAGATATTAAGCAATCAGACCTTAGGTCAACCTCAGGACTGAAGACAATTATCGACATGATTCATAAGCAGAGATTACCTGTTCCCCACGTTGAGTTCACCGTGGATGACATTGTTAGATCTGATATTTGTGCCATGTGGGTGAAAGCCTTTGACCGCGAGGGTTTGTAAAAAGTTGCTCAATTGGAGAACCTAATGAGTAAATCTAAGTTTCCCCGTATATCAAAGGAATTACTTGAAGGGTTAGAGGAAAGGTTCGCAGATAAAATGCCTGAGCCTACCGAAACCCTTGATACAATTCGGTTCAAACAGGGGCAGGTCTCCGTTATCCGCTTTCTGCGAACCACGTTTGAAATGCAGAACCGAAACATCTTGGAGAAATAATATGTGTATTTTTGGAGGTTCAAAGCCACCACCCCCTCCCGCTCCGCCACCTCCTACTCCTGCTCCTGACGCACCAACATTGAAGATCAAATCTGATGAAGATGTGAACAATAAAGCAGGACGAAAAGGTCAGTATGCTGGTAGGAACAAGCTGAAGATTAACCTTGCTAGTGCAAATACCGCATCTGAAGGTGCTGGTGTCAACCTTCCTCAGGGTTAAGGAGTAGGGATGGACACCAATAAAACGTGCGCTAGCCTTTATGGTCAGCTAGAGACTTCCCGTAGACCCTTTTTAGATCGGGCACGGGACTGTGCGGAACTAACCATCCCCTCCCTCATGACCAAAGATGGGCACTCATCTGCATCCTCCCTGCCAACCCCTTGGCAAGGCGTAGGTGCTAGGGGAGTTAACAACCTGGCATCAAAGCTGTTGCTAGCCCTTCTTCCACCCAACTCGCCTTTCTTCCGATTGAGTGTAGATGACTTTGCGTTAGAACAAATGACGCAACAGGAGGGTATGCGCTCTAAGGTTGAGGAAGGTCTGAACCGTATTGAACGGTCAGTAATGAATGAAATTGAGTCCTCTGCCATCCGTGTTGGTGGTTTCGAGGCAATCAAGCACCTGCTGGTAACAGGTAACGTGCTCATGTATCTCCCCAAAGAGGGTGGGGTACGTGTATTCCGACTGGATCGCTTTGTAGTCCGCCGTGACCCTATGGGTAACGTACTGGATATTGTTACAAAAGAGTCCATCGCTGTGGAGACCCTGGAGGGTAACCTCCGTGAGCTTGCTCTGGGATCAGATCCTGAGGATATGTCCAAGAGTAAGGACGTTGACCTGTACACACACGTTTACCGTGAGGGTAAGAAATGGCAAGTATAACAAGAGATCAAGGGCATCCGAGTGCCTGGATCAGAGGGTTCCTACCCCCTAGATAAAACACCGTGGATCCCCGTCCGCTTCACTAAGATTGATGGTGAAGACTATGGGCGCGGCTATGTTGAAGAATATCTAGGCGATCTGAAATCTCTTGAAGGTCTTACCCAGTCCATCGTGGAGGGTTCCGCTGCCGCCGCTAAAGTTCTGTTCTTGGTTAACCCTAACGGGGTTACCGATATGGCAGAGTTAGCTGAAGCAGAGAATGGTGCTTTCCGTGAAGGTATGGTCACTGATGTATCCGCTTTGCAACTACAGAAATATAATGATTTCCGTGTTGCCTTGGAAACATCAAACCAAATCAATGAACGCCTATCGTTTGCTTTCCTCTTGAACTCCGCTGTGCAACGCAGTGGTGAGCGAGTTACGGCAGAAGAAATACGCTACATGGCTAATGAGCTAGAGTCCGCCTTAGGTGGTATCTACTCAATCCTTAGCCAAGAGTTTCAGCTCCCCCTAGTGAAACGCTTGATGTTCCAAATGGAACGCCAGAAGCGTCTCCCAACACTTCCCGAGAATACGGTTCAGCCTGTTATCGTGACAGGGTTGGAAGCTCTGGGACGGGGTAATGACCTCAACAAGCTACAGCTATTCTTCCAAGCCGCTGCTGGTATCGCCCAGCTCCCTCCCGAGATTAACAAATCTGATGCCCTTACACGTACTGGTGCCGCTTTAGGTATCGACATGAAGGGACTGGTTAAGTCTCAGGAAGAAATCGCCGCTGAGATGGAACAGGCTCAACAACAAGCCATGATGCAACAAATGGCATCTCAAGCCACCGCGCCTACTATTCAGGCAGCAGGGCGTATGATGGAAAAAGGAATGGAAAATGGTCAGGGCTAAAAAACCTGAAGTTTCCCCTACGGTAAATACTGAAGAGGCTACCCCAGAGGTAGCCCCTTCTTTTCCCGTTCAGGAAAAAGCAGATAAACCTAAACAACCAAAAGCAGGTGCGCCTCTGCGTACAGAGAAGTCTGCCAATGGTTTTACGATTGAACATTACTAATGGTTGATACAGTCAATATCCCCGCAACAGTCGAGGAAGAAGATCCTAATCATGTAGCAGAGATGCTTGCCAAAGTGGATAAAGCTAATGAAGCTCCCACTGAAGAGCTACCTGTTGATGAGGAACGTCCTGGCTGGTTGCCAGAGAAGTTTAAGAGTCCAGAAGATCTTGCAAAAGCATATTCTGAGCTAGAGTCAAAGCTGGGTAAACCACAACAGAACACCGAACAACCAACCGCCGAGACACCTGAAGAACAAGTTCAGGAAGAACTACAGAACAAAGGTTTAGACCTTAATGAGTTCTCCCAAGAGTTTACTTCCAAAGGTGAGCTGTCCACGGATAGCTATGAGAAACTCGAAAAGGCTGGATACCCACGGGACATCGTTGACCAATATATTGAAGGTCAGAAGGCGAGAGCTTCGCTTTTCGAGTCCGAGGTGAAAGCTGTTGCAGGTGGTGATCAAGGCTTTGCTGAGATGATTGAGTGGGCTAAGTCCAATATGTCACCAGCGGAGATTGAAGCCTACAATGCTGCAATTGACTCTAATAACCCCAACCAAGCTAAGTTGGCAGTCTCAGGAATGTACCAGCGTTTCCAAAACGCCCGTCCTACTGAACCCCAATTGATGTCTGGAAGGACTACTGGTGCAACCTCAGGAGAAGTTTATGACTCCGTTGCCCAGCTAACTAAAGATATGTCTTCAGTAGAGTATAAGACTGACCCTGCGTTCCGCGCTAAGGTTCAATCCAAACTCTCTCGATCTAATATCCTTTGATGTTATGGCTCACCCTTCGGGGTGGGCTATTCCCTTGTGCTCGAAAGTTTATGTCACACTGCAAGTCTTTGCGGTGACGCTTGCTTAAGAACTACCACACGACCTTGACCCTCTGAGGAGGAAAATCCTGTGTACCTGTGTGTGTGGGGCTGAAAGCCATTGCGACTTTCTTATCTCATTCACAAGGAAAATTTATTATGTCTAACGCTACCCCCTCACGTTTGGGTGCTGTCAACGGCGGTGCCGATAAAGACGCGCTCTTTCTAAAAGTATTTGCTGGTGAAGTTCTCTCAGCGTTCTCAGAGAAGAACGTGATGATGGACAAGCATATGGTTCGCACCATTGCCGCTGGTAAGTCTGCTCAGTTCCCTGTAACTGGCAACTTCTCTGCTGAGTACCATACTCCTGGTAACGAGATCCTCGGTACCTCTATGAACCACGCAGAGCGTGTGATCACTATTGACGACCTGTTGATCGCTCACACTTTCATCTCTAACATTGACGAAGCTAAGAACCACTACGATGTACGTGCAAACTACAGCCGTAAGTTGGGCGAGGCTTTGGCTAACACTGCTGACAAGCACCTGTTCCAGAACGCTATTCTGGCAGCTCGTGCTTCTGCTACCGTTACTGGTGGCAACGGCGGTTCACGTATCACTGATGCAACTATGGCATCTAACTCTGACACTTTGATTGCTGCTTTGTTTGAAGCCGCTCAAACGTTTGACGAGAAGGATGTACCTGAAGACGAGCGTTACGCTTTCGTGCGTCCTGCTCAGTACTACGCCTTGGCACAGAACACTAAAGTCTTGAACAAAGACTGGGGTGGTGCTGGTGTGTACGCTGACGGTAAAGTGTTGCGTGTTGCTGGTTTGACAATCGTTGCTTCTAACCACATCCCTTCAACCGACATTACAACTGGCACTTTGGCTGGTACTTCTACCCGCTATGCTGTTGACGCTCAGACCACTGTGGCTGTGTGTATGCAGAAAGAAGCCATTGGTACTGTTAAGTTGTTGGATCTCGGCTTGGAAGCTGAATACGACATCCGCCGCCAAGGTACCTTGATGGTCGCTAAGTACGCTATGGGTCACGGTATCCTGCGTCCTGAGTGCGCTATCGAATTGGGCACTGGCGCGGTCTAACCACACCTAAGTAAACCTAAGGGGAATCTCTGAGTAATCAGGGGTTCCCCTATTTTTTATGGATTAGCAATGGCTACTGTACTGACCCCAACAACGGAACTCGAAGCCGTAAACACCATCCTTTCTGTGATTGGTGAGGCACCTATCTCCTCCCTAGCTTCAGGGGCAGCGGTGGCAGATGCTGTAACGGCAAAGGCTGTTTTATCTGAAATAAGCCGCGCAGCTCAAAGCCGTGGATGGCACTTCAATACCGATAAAGAACTATCTTTATCTCCCGCTGCATTTACGAACGAGATTAACCTCCCGAGTAACTGTCTCCGTGTGGATACCGTCTCGGAAGATTTTGATGTTGATGTGACCCAGCGAGGCACACGGTTGTATGACCGAAAGAAACACACATACGAATTTACGAAGTCCCTAAAAGTGGACATGGTTGTCCTATTGCCTTTTGAGGAACTCCCAGAGACTGCCCGTCACTACATCACTGTACGTGCCGCACGGGTCTTCCAAGCACGAACTGTAGGTTCCGATGCGCTGTATGAGTTCACTGCCCTCGATGAGAAGGATGCGTTTATCGCCCTTAAGAGAGCTGAAGGTATCACAGGTGACTATAACATCCTGACTGGCAATAGCACAGTTTATCGAACCCTCAATAGGTATTGATTATGGCACTGATTTCTTCATCCATCCCGAATATGGTGAACGGGGTTTCTCAGCAACCCTTTACGTTAAGGCTAGCTTCCCAAGCCGAACTGCAAGAGAACGGCTTAAGCACCACTTCGCAGGGCTTGAGGAAACGTCCACCAACCAAACACATTAAGAAGATACTCTCAGGGAGTGTCTCTAACGCCTTTCTCCACACTATCAACCGCGATGAGGTGGAGCGTTATGTGGTCATTATTACTAATGGTGACCTCAAAGTATTTGACCTTGCAGGTAATGAGAAAACAGTCTCCTTCCCCGCAGGAAAATCATATTTATCCGCTGCGGAACCAAACTCCTCATTCCGAGCAGTGACGGTAGCGGACTATACATTTATCGTGAACAAGGGTGTGACGGTAACCCCACGCACAGATCGTTCTACTGCCCGTCCCTATGAGGCACTTATTAGTGTCAAGGCAGGTAACTATGGTAAGACGTACTCTGTGCTCATTGATGGCACCACCCGTGCTACCTACACCACACCTGATGGCTCTAACGCCTCTCACACAGCGAACATTTCAACCGACTATATTGCGACCCAACTTTATAATGGATTAACCTCTTGGGGTGGTGGGTTTAGTTTTGCCCGATACGGCTCTGTAATTCACATCTCCCGTTCAGGTTCAGACTTCAGCATCCGTGCTGAAGATGGCTTTAACAACGGAGCCATGACTGCCCTGAAGGATCAGATCCAGAAGTTCTCAGATCTACCTGCCAACGCAGGTGTCAACGGGTTTGCCGTAGAGATTATCGGGGATAAGAACAACGGCTTTGATGACTTCTGGGTGGAGTTTGACTCCTCTGGTACTGGAGCTTGGAAAGAAACCCTGAAGCCAAACGAGCTACTGGGGTATACTGGTTCCACTATGCCACACCAGCTAGTGCGTAACGCTGATGGTACATTTACCTTTAACGTAGTATCCTGGGTAGATCGTGCCTTTGGAACCGTAGATACCAACCCTGATCCATCTTTCGTTAACCAGAAGATTGGCGATGTGTTCTTCTACAGGAACCGCTTAGGTTTCCTCTCGGATGAATCCGTAGTCTTCTCTGAGGCTGGTAAGTTCTTCAACTTCTACCGCAATACCGTTACAGAGCTTCTGGACTCCGATGTGATTGACGTTCAAGTCAGCCACACGAAGGTCTCTAAGTTGATCCATGCGATCCCCTTCAACAAACAGTTGCTGTTGTTCTCTGCTCAAACACAGTTCGTGGTGGACTCAGGTGACCTCCTGACACCCACAACGATCTCGATCAAGCAATCTACTGAGTTTGAGACTAACACCCGCGCAGAACCTGTCGGCTTTGGTAACAACATCTACTTTGCTGTAGATCGGGGTAACTACACGGGTATTCGGGAATACTATAGTATTGACCAGTCCACTGGTACCAACGATGCCGCTGATGTTACAGCACACGTTCCCAGTTATATTCCTGGGGGCTGCTTTAAGATTGCCGCTGGTTTGAACGAGGACATCTTGGCGATCCTGTCTACAGATAGTCCCAATGACATCTACGTGTACAAGTTCTATTGGCAGAATAATGAGAAGCTACAAAGCTCTTGGTCTCGCTGGACGTTCCCCTCTGGGGATAATGTACTGAACGTGGACTTTATTCTCTCAGATATGTATTTGGTTATCCAGAGATCTGATGGTGTGTACTTGGAGTCACTCTCGGTCAACAGTGGGTATATTGAGGCTAACGAGCCGTACACTGTACACTTGGATCGGAAGATGACGGTTTCCTCTGGTGATCTCACCTTTGATGGTACCTATACCAACCTCCCCTCAGCCAGCCTTGCTGGTTCTATTCAGACCTCTGAGTGGGAAGCTGTGGTAGCCACAGGTCAACCTAAGAAGGCAGGTATCCGCTTACCGCTGGAATACACCGTTACAGGTGCACGGATCTTGGGAGACTACTCGGACTCAGATCTGGTTGTAGGTAGGAAGTATACCTTCCGCTATACCCTCAGCCCAATCACGGTGAAGGTTACCGCTGGTCAAGGAACGAAATCAGATACAACTGGTCGCTTACAGCTCCGTAACATCCAGATTAACTTCAACGAAACTGGTTACCTTACTGCGGATGTTACCCCAGTAAACCGCCAGACTTACACCTACGTGTACTCAGGGAAAACCCTAGGCTTGGCTTCCTCTACAATTGGAGCGGCTAATCTAGAAACAGGCAAGTTCAGATTCCCAGTATTGGCTAGGAACACAGATGTTACTATCGAGCTGAAATCGGATGCGCCCTTACCCCTGTCACTCCTGAGTGCCGACTGGGAAGGAATGTATGTTAAACGAAGTAAAGGGGTCTAACCCTATACTGCTACCAGCTATGAGGGGGGACTGCCTCCTCCTAGCGAAAACTTTAAGAGAAGAGGATAAGGTCGAGCTAACCCACGCACTTGGGTTATCCCCCGAACAGTCCCTTCTCTACTCCTATACCGCTTCAGATAATAGTTACACAGCTTGGCTGGGTGATGAGATTATTCTCATGTTTGGTGTGGGAGGGATACCTGGTCAGTATGGGTCACCATGGATGCTTGCCTCAGATCTCCTGATGAGTGTGAAGATGACCTTTATTAAACAGTGCAGA